TAGTCTTACATTATATTGATCTTCTAAATTATCAAGACGTAAATTACCCGCATTAATTCTTCCAGCCCAATGCATTCCATACTCTTTATTTTCTGTAAGAAACCCTTGAAGAGCACCACTAATAAACGGTGCACGATTACCAATTACAGGAATACCACCTAAAGGTACTTCATACTTAAAGTCATAAAAAAAAGGACGAAGAACACCATTAGCCGCAGCTAACTCCCATCCTCTTCTCCATCGTGCCCAGGCTGATTCTTTATTACTTGTATAGAGAGAGTCTGGAACACTACCACCAAAAGCTCCTTGTATAGGCTTTACTTTATACTTTTTTAGTTTTGGGGTTTCATCTTTACTAAACGAGGAAGACCCAAAGTTTCCAAAGTTTCCTCCAGGTCTTTTGCGTGTCATCTCAATAGTAACCGCCTTGAGCAATCACATGAGCACCTGGAATATAACCTGAGGTGTTGTTATATACGCCTTGCTGAAGAACACCAACATAAAGACGATCACCACGCTGAAGATTGATTCCACGTTCTTTCAATGGAGTAGCGGGGCCTAACCCAGTTGTATTACCAGCAGCTGGAATAGGAGCTAACAGTTCAGGCATCACATCACTGCAATCAACACTACCGGAATTCAAGGGCACAGTTTTACTAAAGAGTACAGTGTAATCCCCATCTGCTGGGATAGGTACTGACGTGCCACGTGTATGATAACAAACGAACGTTACCATTGGAAGAGTTGTTTGCGCTAAGGAGTTGTAACTAAAACCTGATGTAGTAGCAGTAGATAAGCCACTAAAAGTAATACCTGTATTCGGTCCTTCATAAATAACAGAACCAGTAAAGGTATAGTAACCAACACCACTTTCCGGTACTCGTGTTAATACTGTCGAATCTTCTACATAAACCACCTGCCCACTAACAAGACTAATATTGTCTCCTGAAGTAGACGCATTGATCACATAGTCTTGCTGAGAAACATTTGAGTAATTGTCTCTTACAATCCGAATAGCATCAATAATACCTCCACTGTTATTATCAGAGCTGAGGTTTGCATCCATATCAACGACTAAAGCAGGGTTCTGTCCACCCTGTACATTTAAATCATTAGGTGTGCCAACGATTTGATTAGTGATTTTAGCTCTTGCAATGAGCGGACGATCAACAAATACTGGTTGCTTGTTGGTATTAGTAGCAGTCATCAGAGAAAATTATAAAGAGCAGAGGGATCTAACTTACCTGATCCAGATGCAAGCATACTATCCATCATAGCAGTAAGCGGATCTTTCGTTTGCTGTCGTTGCATTAAAGACGCAAACAATTGATTAGTCAAATTAGGTTGTTGTTTTTTCTTTTTACCTTCACCTGAATAGTGATTATTAATCGTTAATGGTCCAGTAGTTTGACTAGTTGTTGCGTCTGGCATCTCATATGTCTGTCCTGCATACTTTGTATCCCCATGCCCTGATTTACCTAGAACGTTTCCTTGTTGGTCAGTGACAGAACCATAGACACCATAGTCAGGTGATTGAGAAATAGTCGGTACACGACCATCTTCTACTGCTAAATAAATAGGTGCACCTTCTGCACTTTTATCCCAAACATCTGTTCCTTTTGGCGCAAAGTAATCAAAGGACCGAAAGCCTTCTCTAGGTGCATGTGCTCCAGCTGCCTTTTGCAATAAAGCTACTTTTGCTGCCATCTCAGCCTTAGGGTTATATGCGGCATAGTCCATCCCTTGATTAGAGAAGACAATATTACGTCCTTGTTGAGCGTAAAGATTAGCCTTTGAATCAAACCTACCAGCAATATTCTCCCATGAAAGAGAATCTGAATACTTACTATCAATATGGTTTCCCGTACCTGCGCCCATTCTTCCCTTAGGACCAGTTACACCAATTTGTACGGAGCGATAGTTACTCATCTTTCTATTTTAAGGGTTAAATAACGAAAGAGGATTAATTTTTCCACTACCTGGACCACCTTTTAACATTTGATTTAACATGAGATCTAAAGGATTACTTGTTTTGTTTTGTTGGTTCATCAAAGAAGTGAACAAGGTCTGCGTTAAATCCTTTTGTTTTTTTTGTTGTGTTTCAGTACCATCGCCATAGTAGTTATTAACGGTCACAGCACCTGAGTAACCATCAGGAATTTGTGTTGTCACATTACCCTTATAGCCTTCAAGAAAACCATCTGCATTAATGACTGGATTGTTACTATCTGCAGGTACGTTAGCAAATGCATCTAAACCTTTTTGATAGGTTTGTTTATCTAAGGGATCGAAATAGAAATTACTCTTACCTTCGACAGGTACGTAGTCACCTTGCTTGCGATTACCATAAGCAGCTGTCCCACGGAAAGATAAAGCGCCACCACTCTTTTGGTAAGCGTCTTTAATCATGGCAGGGTTATCAAAAACGTTTGCTACTCGTTTGTAATCAGACTCACTGAGAAGACCTGGATTAGTGATTTGATCACGATTTAAATGAAAGTTAGCTTCATACTGCCCTGGCTGCTTAACAATATCTACGAGATTAGTATTGCCGCCATAGTTAGCCAATCGACGTGAAAGCAGGTTAGAAGTAACAGCTGCAATATCTGCGCCACCACCACCTTGGTATGCTTCTCGCGCAACAGTATTAATTGCCGCAATTCTTTCTTGTGGTGTTAAGTTAAATAGTTGAGCGGTACTTACCATGACACAAGGAATAAAAGTGAGGAGGCCACAAAGAAAATTCAAAACAATTAAGATTTAAAACGTCCAGAAGCAGCTACAGCAGCCAATGCTTTATCTAGCCTTGACTGTTCTTTAACTGCTTCAAAAGGATTATACATGGGGTTAGCATCTAATCCCTGGATGTTTTGTACCTTATTACCAAAGGCAGTAGCTTGTGCTGCATCCTTTTCTGTCATTGATCTTGGCGCTTGAATGCCTCCTTGAACAATAAAATCTTCAGGTGTTTTCTGATAACGCTCAGGGAAAGTAGCTGCCATCAGAGGATTATAAGACTCTTCATACATCTGTGGATTAGCAGCTTGATGGATTGACATTCCCATGTCTCTTACTGCATTCATCTCTTCTTGCGTCGTTGCCTTAGCTCTGCCCTGTTCATATTCAGCCATCTTTTGCTGCAAGGGGTTAGATAATACAGCTTCAGGAGAAGACGGTAAGTTACTAGAGTCAGGAACGAAAGGAGAGCTATCAGGAAGCCTTGTCACTAAGGGATCAGCAGGAGTAATGCCCATAATTCGCTTCTGTTCATCAGACATATTTTCTTGCTCACTTCTAGTATCAGCTTCAAACTTTTTCTTTTGTTCTGGTGTAAGCGTTTTATAGTAATCCTCCATTGTTGAATTGCCTCCACTACCTGGAGTTAACGCTAGTAAAGCAGTTGCTCCAATTAAAGGCTTTGCTATAGCGCCAAGACCTGTACCCCCAAGTACCTTTGATGCTAATCCTAAAGTACGTTTAGGGAAAGAATATGCTAGGGACTGAGCCGCACCGCCAACATCACCTTGAAGAAGTTTCTTCCCTCCATCATAAAGGCCAACTGCGTTAATTGCTCTTCCACCTAATCCCCATGCACGTCCCCCAAGGCCCTTCCCTGGGGCAACAAAGTCCATTACTGAGTTAAATCCTCCTCCTGTACCCGCTAATCTTGTTGGAGCTGGTCCAACAATTGGATTTGTCTGGCCTGAATAAACGGCACGTCCTACAGTTGTTCCTGCTGGTGCAGGTGATGCTCCTTGTGTAAAGCCTTTAGGAACTCTTCCTTTACTAGTAGCACTTGATGCACCACCCTTTAAGAGCTGCTTTAGAAACTTACCTGCAACAGGTGTTCTTGTAACTGCGTTACGAATAATGTCAAAGTAACCCATAATTATCTGTAATTAACGTGGAGGTAGAGGTTGGCACCCACTGCTGTATCTGCAGGGCCAGGTAGAGCCATGATGAACTCTGCTCCAGAACGCTCGTATCGATAACGTGCCTGGAAAGGATCTTTATAGTTAGGTACATAAAGAATCTGTGCAAGACGATTAGTCTCATACAGATACACTTCGTCCCATACTTTTAAAGCTTCCTTGACATTGCTAGAACGGATCGTACGATCAACGTCTCCAACAATGCCTTCAACTCTTGTACTCGGTGGTTGGAAATCTGTTTCAAAAGAAGCTAATTGCGTCTTACGTTCAGCTGCATCACAACGTCCAATTTGATAAACAAGTTTATCTGCAAACACTGAATCCGGTACGGAATTCATTGCTTCTTCTAAGCGTGCATAGTCACCTGCTGGAATACTAACAATGTAGTAACCCAGATGGTATCTAATACGACTCTTATTGAAATCGGATAACTGTGACACTTTCCACAACCGTATCCTTTCATTATAAATTAAAAAAGCCCCGAAGGGCTTTGATTAAACACGAACAAGGTCTGCAGCAAACACAGAGTCCCAATCAACTCGTGAAATCTGTCGCAACTGTTCAAGATTGTTAAATCTTTCACCCGACAAAGAAGATTGCAAATCTTTAATATCTCTGGCTGTTTTTATACCAACTCCTTTAATATGATCAGCGATCATTTGAGCAGTTGCGCCATTGATGTTTAAACGAGTTTCAGTTGGGAACTTGCGTGGTTCATCACCTTTTGCTGCATCTTTAACTTGAAGAGTTTTGACTTGTTTCGTCGCTTGCTCATCTGGGACAAGTTCTGTTTTATATACAGTGAAGACCTTACCGTCTTGGTCTTCGACCATGAACCAATCTCCTTCATCCCATTCAGTTACAACTTTAAGTCGTGCCCCTGTTCTGTTATGTTTATAAAGCATAGGACCAGCATTTATTTACTGGTCCTATCTTAGCTTTATTTATTGCACTTTTACAAAATTACTAGGAAGCAATTTTGTAAGGGAGGTACTGCTCAAGATCGTCGTACTCAACAGATACATCAGGCTGGACGAAGCAAACTTCAACCAGGATGTAGCCATAACGACCAGCTGCTTTGTCAGCATCAGAGATAGCCCAACCACCGTTAGTAGAGGTGGAGTTAGTAGCTGCCTTTGAATAGACGCGGAACGCTTGATCAGCTGTGTACTCTTTATAGAGCATTGGGGCTGTCAAGGTCGTAGCAGTCTGGAAGGGGTTAGTACCCAGTCCGCCTGTGCCTGCAGCGATGTTGTTCGATACAGCAGTAACGTTAGCGCCTTGTACAACACCAGAGAAGGTGGTAGGAGCACTAGCGGTACCAGGACCAAAGCCGATTACCTGAGTAGCACCTGAAGTGGTAAGACCATCAAGTGAGACACGTCCGTCGCCCCAGCCTTGGGCAACTGAAACAGAAGAACGGTAAACATAAGCAGGACGGTCAGCAGTAGCGCCGACAACCATGCCAGTGATGTTTACACGAGTATCATCATTCTTATAAGGAGAAGGGATGATGACTTCAGCAGTAGTGACATAACCGTCACCAGAAGCATTGGTTACAGGAACGTAACCACGGAGCTGGAAAAAGCGCCAGCCGGGATTAGCCAATACAGAAGTAGGGCCGCCTTTAGAGCCATTGTTGGTTCCACTTTCGTTGGTATCAATATTTTGATACCAACCGTTAAGAGGCTCAGCCATATCGGCTGGATAAATTTTCTTAGCAGATAAGTATGCCATTTACATTCTCAATAGAGGTTTATAGATTTAACTTACACCACGCCATCGTCAGACAGGAAGCTGAATGCATTGGTAATGAAGTCCTTGTTCAGAACCTCGAAACCTGCGTAAAGCTGCCAAATCAGGATGATGAAGCGACTAAAGTCATCGTTGTTGTTGATGAGCACTTGTGCGTTTGGACCGCCGATACCAACACCAACTGCCTGAGGACCAAAGAAGTAGCCTTGTGCAACTTCCTCAGAAGCATAATTAGCACCTGCATCAAACGATGCACTAAGACTCTTATTGGGGAAGTTAGTTGACTCGAAGAACTTAACACCCTCGAACTGAACGCCAGTAGGCATGACGGGCTCACCAGCAAGGAAGTAACCTTGGCCAGCTTGTGGTCCCATGTAGAAGCTACTGTTGTTAGGCATCATGGGGTTGGACATATACATGCCCTGACCAGGATTACCTGCATAACGCGCAATCTCACGGAAGTCTTCGTCACGACGCAGATGCATCATGAACACGGGATCGCAAATACAACGATACAAACCATCTGCGAAGGTAGGTACGTTGCGCTTACGAAGATCTTTTACGACTTCAAGAAGGTCAGTACGGACAGAGAACTGTTGTACTTGTGCAGTATATTCTGCAGCTGTGTAAGAAACACGACCTTGTGTATCTTTGGCCTTATCACCAGCAAAGTAGTAACCACCTTGCGTAGAAGATGATTGACCTTGTGCTTCTGCTTTGGCAAGTTCGTCAATGAAGACGCGGTCACGCCAACGACGATAGTCATCAAGCAGCGTCAAGCTACCGATGGACTGGTGGAACATGTTCAGGTTGCCGGTATCAAGCAGCAAACGCTGAGCAGTGATCAGAGTTTCACGAGCAATCTTAAAGGTAGAAGGCTGTGTAGGATCACCTGGGTCCGCAGGGCCGGTGTACTCCTTAAGCACAACAAGCACTTTTTCTTTAGTGATGTTGCGGCTATTAGCAGTACCAATAGTCTGGTCTGAGATACGCTCGCGGCTATCTTTGGTGCCGGGCGTTCCCCAGAACTTGTAGCGATCCAGCTGTACAGTTTGACCAGGCTGTGAGGTGAAGTCATGAACGACCACAGGCTCAACGGCCATCTCGCAAATGTAAGCGGGATGAGGGCGGTATAGTTCCGCTCCTAAAATCTTAGGAAAATCGTTGTCTAAGAACACAGTCTTTTATCCTCCAGTTCGCAGGAATAGTTTTGTCGGATGAAAGATCGGACAAAAAGTCCTATCTACATTAAATTTTAGCAGTCTGTAATACATGTACTAATTAATACATGGGTAACTGCTGGGTTTGCATACTCATACGCGAACCCTGTGTGTTGCTTGAACCAGGTGATTCAGGGTCAATAGCGAGGCCAGCCATGTTTCCAAGGTTGGCTACACCACCACCAATCTGTCCACCTAAACCTCCAGCTGCTAACAAGCCAAGTGCAGAAACAGGGGAAGCAAGATAAGGATCTACTTTGTTAAGTCCTTTTTTTAGTCTCTGCATTTCTTGTGACTCTTTGGCGCTAAGAGGAATATTAGATATTCTTTCCGATGGCACCATGTTCTTCATGGTCTTAACCACGCCAGGGCCTGTTAAGAGCTCAGGGATTTGTGAGCCAACACCAGCTCCTAATGCACCAGCACCTAATGCTTCTAGAGCAA